CGGCAACGGCACCAATGTGGTCATGTCTACGATTCAGGCGGCAGATGTGCCAACTCTGAATCAAAACACGACCGGCACGGCCAGCAATGTGACCGGCACGGTGGCTATCGCCAACGGCGGAACGGGACAAACAACGCAAACTGCCGCTTTTGATGCACTGTCTCCCTTGACCACCAAGGGTGACCTGATTGCACACAACGGCACCGACAATGTGCGCGTTGCTGTTGGCACCAACGGCTATGTGCTGACTGCTGACTCGACTGCCGCCTCTGGTGTTGCTTGGGCCGCTGCTGGCGGTGGTAGCGCATTGACCATCAAAGATGAAGGCACCACGCTTACTAGCGCCGCAACCAGCATTGATTTTGTTGGAGCCGGGGTAACGGCTACGGCTGTTGGTAGCGATGTGACTGTTACTATTTCTGGAGGCGGGGGAGGAGGCGGAACAATGCCTAAAGCCCTCCTTGATACTTGGATGATTGGAGCTTTTTAAATGGCACAGAACACTTCCCCCATTTTTCCGCTAGTACCCGCAGTTACTTGGGTCAGCGGCACAGCCGCTACCGCAGGCACGCCGGGGCTTACTGCCAACACCACGACCGATCTAACCGCAGGCACGATCTACGGGCCGATTGAGACGGCTGGCACCAACGGTACGCGCTTGGACTTCATCAAGGTTCGGGCACTGGGCACTAACGTGGCTACCGTGATTCGCATTTGGATCAACAACGGTTCTGCTACCACTACGGCGGCAAATAATACTCTGTACTTGGAGCGCACTTTAAGCTCCACTACGGCATCTCAAACGGCAGAACTGCCTGATATTCTTTTGCCTTTAAATATTAGCCTGCCGTCGGGTTACCGTGTTTATGCCACGTTTGGCACTGCTGTCGCGGCAGGCTACCACCTTACTGCGGTGGCGGGAGATTACTGATGTTTACTGGGTTTGCCAGTGAAAATACACCAGCCATCAAGGTTTGGAATTTTTACAATGCTTTTGCAAGTACGGCCGCACTTAGATCAGTGTCGCTGCCAGACGATTGCTCTCCAATTCAAATATTTAAACTCGGCGCGACCGGGACGAATATTGTTGTTTATCTTCCTGCTAGCGCTCCAGAAGGGAAGCAGATCACAATTGTAAATGCACAATTTGGAAATAGTAGTCCGCAGTCTCTTAGTATCAGAGCATCGGATGTCAACGGCCTTGGTTCATCCACAAATTTATACACCGTTGGCCCTGGCGGATATTTAGTTCTTGTTTATTCAAAAGATCTTATAAGTTTTGGAACTTCTGGTGGAAGTCTTGCGTCTGGTTGGACTTCTTTGAATTACGCCAGTCAAACAGCTAATAACTATGCCTCGGTTGCTATTGGTGACGCAGTTTCTGCAACAGGAGTTTTTTCAACAGCAATAGGCGGTTCTGTTACTTTATCTTCTGGTGTTGGTAGTGTGGCTATTGGTGGAACCGCTAATACCGCCTCTTCCACTTACTCAACTATTTGTGGTGGTACTGCTAATCTATCAAATGCACAAAACGCTACCGTAATAGGTGGTAGTTATGGCACAACTCGAGCAATTATTGGCAATTATGTTACGCCTGCAAGTGATGCGCCGGTCAATTCATCGGTGGGGCGGCAACAGCTTGCTTTATTGTTGCTGGGCAGAGAAACAACCGACGCAACCACAACCACATTAAGAAGCAATACTTCTGCCGCAGGAACCACAAACCAACTAACCCTACCCAACAACAGCGCATACTATGTGCGCGGCTCTGTTATTGCAAACGTCACGGCTGCTGGAGATACTAAAGCCTGGACATTTGAAGCAGTCATTAAGCGCGGCGCAAACGCTGCCTCTACGGCGCTAGTGGCGGCTGTCGTTCCAGTGGTCACGGCGGCTGACGCTGGCGCAGCGGCTTGGACAATTGCTGTCGCTGCCGACACTACCAACGGCGCTTTGCAAGTTCAGGTAACCGGCGCGGCAGCGACCACAATTCGTTGGGTCTGCAAACTTGAATCAACCGAGGTGACTTTCTAATGGCTCTCAAACTTTCCATCCCCACGAGCAGCGTCGGCGTTCCGTTCACGGAGGCGTACGCCCGGATCACCAACATTTTTGGCAACAAAGATCAGGTGCAGTATCAAGTGGCTGTGTACGCCACGGAAGATGCTCGGCAGGCCAACGCGCAGGATGTTGCCCAGCACGCTTTCTACTGCCCCACGCCACAGGGGAACCTGATGGACGGGCTGTACGCCGATCTCAAGACGCAAGCCGGGTTTGAGGGCGCAGAGGACTGCTGATCATGGAAACTGAAATCGACCCGATCAAGTACGGCGTTCTGTGGGAGCGCGTCCAGACGATGGACAAGAAGATCGACAAGATGGAGCGCCAGCTTGAAGAACTTATTGCCCTGGCGAACAAGGGCAAGGGCGGGTTCTGGATGGGCATGACCATCGCCTCAATCATGGGCGGTGTTATCACTTGGGTGGCTGGACACTTCAAGGGTGGCTGACCATGATCATGATCGACCCCATCGCCGCCTTGGAGGCCGTCAACAAGGCCGTCAAGATGGTGAAAATGGCCTCCAAGACTGCAAGCGATGTCTCGCAGCTCGGGCCGTTGCTGGGCAACTACTTCGACGCCAAAGCGACCGCCACCAAAGCGGCGCGCCAGGCTAAGAAGAAGGGCGGCTCCAACTTGGGCGCGGCGATGCAGATTGAGATGGCGCTCAAGGCGCAAGCCGACTTTGAGCGCGAGGTGCAAGGGCTGTTCTTCTCGTCCAACAACATGGACATCTGGCACCAGATCAAGAAGCGCGAAGCTGAGATGAATGCTTCTGACAAGCAAGAGGCCGAGCAGGAGAAGCTCGCGGAGATTCAGCGCCAGCGCGAGATGAAAGAGTTTCGGGACATTGGCATCGCAGTAGCTATTGCTGCGGTGCTGCTGGGTGGTGTGGGTTGGCTACTCGTACAGATAATCGCATGAGATGCCACGTAAACCCGTCGATATCCATCTCATCCTTATTGATGCGATGGAGAAGTGGATCAAGGTCATCTGCTACCTCATCTTCATCAACTATTCCTTTGACTTCATCATCACGCTGCCGCCTGACATCGCCAACCGAATTTTTGCCATGATCTTCCAAAAGCTAGGTCTATGATCAAGAAACCCTCCCCAAGCGCCAGCCGGTCTGAGCGCGAAGCCTATGTCAAAGCCTGGGCGGCGATCACCATCAGCGTGTTTGCCCTGCTACTGGCGGTTAACGGCTACTACGGCGGGAGCAACTCCAGCCGGGTGCTGGGCAAGACCATCGAGGCCAACAACCTCTGGGCCTGGTATCAGGCCAAGAACATTCGCTCTGTGATCTACGAAGAGGCTGGCAAGACCGACAAAGCCGCCAAGCAGCAAGCCGACATGACCGAGATCAGCGCCAAGGCTAAAGCCGCCGAGGCCGACCGCGATGCTGCCAAGACCCGTAGCCCTTGGTTCAGTTATGCAGGCATGGCGCTCCAACTTGCCATCGTCCTATCCAGCGCGGCGATCCTGGCCGTGATGATGCCCATGCTCTACGCCAGCGTCGTTGTTGGTGCTGGCGGTGCAGTTTTGCTTCTCAACGCTCTGGCAATGTAATGGAACCCAAGCTACAAAAGTATTATGAGGACAGATTTGATCTGTTCGCCCATCCGGGCTGGATCGACCTCATCGAAGATATTGACAATATGCTTGACGCATTAAACAATGTGTCTACCATTGCGGATGAGAAAAGTCTACAATTTCGCAAAGGTGAGATCTCTATCTTGACCTGGCTGAAAACCTTGAAAAAGGTCAGCGAGGATGCGTACGAGGATCTGAGCAATGCGAAGAATGTATGAATTTGCCTGCGAATGCGGGCAGCGCATCGAAACGCTCGTCGGTTATGAGACGAAGAGTGTCCGGTGTGGATGCGGCGGTACAGCCAGCCGCATTATGAGCGCACCCGCGTTCAAGCTCGAAGGTTGGTCTGGCGCTTTTCCGTCTGAATACGGGCGGTTTGAGCGCAAGCACATCGAAAAGCTGAACGCGGAGCGCAAAGCCAACTCATAAGCCCATGGCCGAGTTGAATCTCCTACAACCATTTTGGCAGGAAACATCTATGCTGATTGACCAAGAACCCGAGTCGCAAAGTGAAATTGAGGCAGTAGAGTCGAAGCCCGCGCTCCCCGACAAGTATCGGGACAAGAGTCTGGACGACATCATTCGGATGCACCAAGAGGCTGAAAAGCTCATTGGTAAGCAAGCCCAGGAAGTGGGCGAAGTCCGAAAGCTGGCCGATGAGCTTATCAAGCAGAACCTCGGGTCGAAGCAACAGCAAGTAAAAGAGGAAGAACCGGAAGTAGACTTCTTTGAAGACCCAAAGAAGGCTGTTCAGGCAACCATAGACAAGCACCCGGATGTTCTCGCGGCGCGCCAAGCGAGCCAAGAGTTCAAACGGATGCAGATTCAGCAAAAGCTGGCGCAAGAGCATCCCGATTACACGCAAGTGGTCGGCGACGCTGATTTCCAGAACTGGGTGAAGGGTTCGTCCGTTCGCCTGGCGCTGTACGCAAAAGCCGACGCTGAGTTCGACTATGACTCTGCCAACGAACTGCTGTCTACCTTCAAGCAACTGCGCGGCGTTAAAGCCAAACAGTCCGAGCAGGCGAGTGACGCCAGCCGGGCTAAGAGCATGAAAGCCGCGCAGGTTGATGTTGGTGGCTCTGGAGAGAGTTCAAAGCGGGTATACCGCCGCGCCGACCTCATTCGGCTGAAAATGACCGATCCGGCTCGCTACGAAGCCTTGTCTGATGAGATCATGCAGGCTTACCAAGAGGGCCGGGTCAAGTAACCCACCTAAATCTGGAGATTTAACATGGCTAATACCGCCTTTTCCCCGACAAATAGCGTCACCACCACTTCCGCAGCCAATTTCATTCCTGAAATTTGGTCTGATGAAATCATCGCTGCGTACAAGAAGAACCTCGTCCTGGCTAACGTAGTCAAGAAGATGTCCTTCCGTGGCAAGAAGGGTGATACCGTCAACATCCCCGCGCCTGTTCGCGGCGCTGCCTCTGCCAAGGCTGCTACCGATGCCGTTACTCTGATTGCTGAGAGCGAC